TTCTTTGCCAAAAATGCGCTAGAGATTAGAACCAAAGAAGGGTTATTAGCTCCTTTTGAATTCAACCGCGCACAATTATATGTTCACTCAAAACTTGAAGAACAAAAGAAAAATGTAGGTTACGTCAGAGCACTGATCTTAAAAGGGCGCCAACAGGGGATGTCCACCTACACTGCCGCGCGATTTTATCAAAGTACCATCTTCAACCCCGAATCTTCGACCTTCATCTTGTCCCATCAGGCAAAGACCACAGGGCCTCTATTTGATATTGTTAAAAGATACCACAGCAATATGCCGTCCGCTCTCGCACCCGCCACCGATACCGCTAACAAGAACCAACTTAAATTTGCCTTTCCCAGCCCCAAAGACCCGGAAAAGAAACTAATCTCTGAGTACACTGTCGGGACAGCGGGGAACGAGGACATCGGGCGCGGGTTCACAATTAAACAACTGCACTGCTCGGAAGCTGCCTTTTACGATAAAACGGATGAATTGGAGACGGGTCTCTTTCAGGCTGTCGCAGAAATGCCCGGGACCGAGATTATCATGGAGTCAACTGCCAACGGCATCGGGAATATGTTTTACCGAAAGGCGATGGACGCCCTCGCGGGCAAAGGGATATTTCAGCTCATCTTCATCCCTTGGTACTGGCAACTCGAATACCGGACACCAGCACCCCCTGACTTTGCCCTCACCTCTGAAGAAGTGAACCTAAAGCACCTCTACGGACTCGACGACGAGCAAATACTATGGCGTCGAAATAAAATCATTTCACTAGGGAGCGAATGGAAATTCTTTCAAGAGTACCCCATGGACCCGGCGGAAGCGTTTGTTGTCTCCGGGGAATCTCTGATTGATAAACAGAAACTCTTAGAGGCAAGGAAATCTCAAATCAAGGACAACAACTCACCGGTGGTATTTGGAGTCGATTGCGCTCGCAGTAATGACAGGACTGTCATCACGTGCCGGCGGGGAAGGCAAGTTCTTTGGTACAAAGTCCTACAAAACACACCCGGCGATACCGGGGAGAAATCTGTTGAGCTAGCCGTTATCGTTGAAAAACTGATGAAAACATGGAACCCCCAAAAAGTATTCTTTGATTACGCGCAAGGCTACGGCACAATCGACCTACTGCGTTCTTGGGGTTACAGAAAAGAAGTCCAAGGAGTTTATTTTAATCAAGGCGCGAGCGAGCCTGACCTCTATCTGAACAAACGATCTGAAATGTATATCTGCGCCCGGGATTGGGTTCACGAGGGGAATGTCAGTATTCCCGACGAAGATGACTTCTTTACCGAGTGCGCCGTTATTCCTGATTACAAAGAGTCACCAACGAAGAAAAAGTTCATGGTTCCAAAATCCGAGATAAGCGTAGTAAGAAAGGGCGCTAATCACAAAGTCACTAAGAAGTCAAGTCCTTATAAAACAGCGCAAAGAATTTCGGGGAAACCTAAAGTCTCGTCGAAAACTATCCACGTAGATTTTTAATTTGGGAGAACAGTATGTCAAAAGGCACATGGTTCGGACAGCTATTTACTGGAGACCGCAGTTGGATGACGGGAACGCTGAAACAAAAATACAAAGACAAAAGAGCAAGACAGATCGAAGAACAGGAAGCGGCAGGAGCGCAGGAAGCGACGAGAGTACAGGCACGTGCAGCAGCGACGGCAGTAGACCAACGCCAAAAAGCGAAACAATTCGCGGCAATCAATACTCCGTCAAAAGGTTTTGGTTCCAACGAGAAAGAAAATCTTTCACGATCATTTCTATTGAGGCTATAATTTATGGTTCAGACAACGAATGTCCCCAACCGTGTCACGACCCTCAAGACACGCGTCAAAGATAACGAAGCCATTAAACAGCACTGGCATAACATTTGGGAATTATGCGGTGAGTACGTCCACACCAGAAAACAACATTTCTTGACCACACCCGTACCCGGGGAATTTTTAACAGAACAATTATACTCGACGATAGCGCCACAAGCAAACAGCGCGATGTCGTCAGCTCTCTTAGGACAACTGTGGCCCAACGGTGCGCGCAGTGTTCGTCTTTCCCGACCAAAACATATCAAAGACACGACCGAGAACAAAGTGTATTATAAAAAGATTACCACCCTCTTTACCGACTTCCTTGACCAGCCGGAAGCGAATCTTGTACCCGCCCTATCTGAATATCTCTTTGACCAAGGGGCTTTCGGGATTGCCGGGATTCATAGGAAAAGAACCAAAGAATTTATGCAGCCTCTACAATTTTTCCCCGTCACTGTAAAGAATCTTCTCGTCGAGGAAAACAAAGCAGGACGTATCGAAACTGTTTTCATTGATGATATGTACACCGTGCGTCAGCTTATCGAAACTTTTGGTATCAACAATGTCTCCAAAGACAATCGTGACAAATATCAAAAAGGAATGTTCAACGACAAGATACGCGTCTTGCAAGTTGTTGAACCCCGTATGGTAGATAATCCAAAGTTTCAATTCGGTAATAAAAACTTTCCTATTTCTTCCATTCATTTTGAGTGGGACACCTCAAAGATTTTAAGAGAGTCTGGGTTTTTACAGCATCCCTTGGTTGTAGCAAGATTTACGAAAGCGATCCGTGAAACTTACGGACGCTCCCCGGCTATGTTTGCCCTGCCTGCTATTTTGCGATTGAATTTAATAATGGAAATTCTGATGAAGAATTCTGAGAAAGTTGGGTCGCCGCCTCTATATCTCCTCGACAATGGAGCTTTGGGGCCGACGATTGTTGATACCTCGGCGGACGCGTTAAATGTATTTCAAACATCAGGACTTGGTGAGAAAGCTCCTATTGGGATAATTAACGACGTTGGTGATCTTCGGCCACTCTTGGAGTTAGCAGAGGTTCTCAAGAACGAAATCACACAAGCGTTCTTAATTGACAAACTTCTTGATTTCAACAATGAGACTCGAATGACTTTGGGTGAAGCACAAATCCGTGACAGGATTCGCGGCGACGCAAATTCAGCCTTGTATAAAAGACAATACAATGAGCTGTTCACTCCATTGTTAACCGGGGCTTTTAATGACCTTCTCGGCATGGGTCACATGGGAGTAGTACGTGGTAGCGCGCAAGAGGCAGAGATTATTGAAAGAGGACTTGAGCCTTTGTATCTTCCTGCGGATGTTCAGAACGCACTCGAGAAAGAGTTACCTATTTATGAAATTGATTATATTTCTCCGGCGGCGCGTGTTATGAAGACAGAGCAGATGCAAGGACTTACTTCCTTCCTCGATATTTCTATCGGCGTGGCGTCTGCGCTGCCCGAGGCCCTTGATAATGTTGACATAGACTCGATTATTAAAGACTTAGCGGAGCTTACTAATATTGGTGAAGACAAATTAAACGCTTTAGACATGGTAACTAAAATTCGCGATAGTCGAGCGCAAGCTCAACAACAGCAGCAGCAAGTTGAGCAAGCTCAAGTAGCGGCGGATGTTGGAATGAAATCAGCACAAGCGCAGTCCATGATGCAGGGGGCTATCAGTAACAGACCTAAAGGATAAAACAAGACAATACTAAGGATTAGACAATGAAAGATAAAGAACAAGAGAAGGACAAAGTTAAGAGAGCTGTTGCTGAAATTGCTGAAACCGAAGCCGGTCAAATATTTTTTAATTGGATGATGGGTAGCTGCTTTTTTACGCGTTCAACTATTGAGTCAAACCCCAGCGCAAGAGAAATTAACCCTCTCGGGACGGTGTATAACGAAAGCCGTCGTCGCCTTTACCTCGATGTCCGTCGAGGGATTCCACCAGCTTTACTGAAGAAGATTGAGCATAGACAATAACAAGGAGAAACCATACCATGCCAGACCCAATTACACCACCTATAACACCGGAACCCGTAGCGGTTACAACTCCAAGCACCACCGCAGTAGCTACCCCATCGACAGCTCCCGACCCAATAACTCCTGCAACGCCACCCGCATCAACTGATTTTGCCTCAGCGATTCCGGAAGCTTTTAAGGATAAACCTTATATGAAAGAGGTTAATTCTTTTGATAAGTTGTTTGCAGATTTTGATAATGCACAATCTTTAATCGGGCAAAAGGGCGCGGAGATTCCCGGCAAGGAGGCAACACCTGAAGAAATTACAGCGTACACTGAAAAGATTAGACCAGAGTCTAAAGATGCGTATGAATTTCCTGAGACAGAGTACACAAAGAAATTTGGTAAGGACGAAATATTTCAAGGCGAGATGGGAGACCTGTTTCACAAAGCGGGACTGTTGCCTCATCAAGCAAAGATTTTAACTGAAGGATATGATGCAGCAATGTTCGGTCGAGCAAACGAAGCGGCGGCTGGTGCTGAGGCACAAGCAGGCGATTTTGAAAAATTGGCTGATGGTCACTTCGGTGCTGACAAAGATGCAAAGCTGAAGATTGCAAATGAGATAATGAAGCAGCATACACCAGAAGCGTTCAAACCTCAGATGGAAAATTTATCTAACGAAGCTTTGATGGTGTTATCTAGTGTGTTAAACAATGTCCACGACAAATTCATGTCTGAAGATGATTTGAATATAGGGGGAGTGGGATCGGGGACGGACGCCGCATCAATTCAAGCGGAAGCGCGGGCGTTAATGCAGACACCTGCATATAAAGATTTTAGGAATCCCGACCATGATTCAACAGTCAAGAGAGTTAATGAGATGTATGAACAGGTCGGCCGAGTTAAGAAATAGAGATTTATACTTGACATAACATAAAATTCTATGTTAGATTTATAATGTGAGAGCGGGGAGCGTTAATTACGTCCGCAGGGCATAGCCACCCTCCAAAGGCAACACGTCCGATGATTCGGGGAGCGTAAATAACTCTAGTGTAAACCTTTTAATAGGAGGCTAACAATGGCCGCTCAAATCGAAACAGGACAAGTCATCCAGTTTTCTGACGGTGTGCATGAAGAAGCGCAGCAAATGAAAGCTAGACTTGCAGGGATTTTCCCTGTGAAGCAAATGCGTGGTAAGTCATACGCGTATGATGGCGTTGGTTCTATTGAAGCCCAAGAGCTTAACGGTCGCTTCAATACAGTCAACTTCTCTGATCTAAAAATCACTCGTCGTAAAATTGGCAGACGCCGATTTTCATTGACGTTACCGATTGATGAAGATGATATTTCCAAAGTATTATTAAACCCAGAACGCGAATACCAAAAAGCGTGTGCGATGGCTATGGCCCGAGTGCATGACCGTATTGGTACGGAAGCGGCACTTGCTGATGTGTTGACCGGAGAAGATTTCGAGACAACAGTTACTTTTGCAGCTGATGGTGGTCTGACCGTGGATGCAACGGCGGGATTTACGTATGATAAGTTGCTAGAAATCGTACAGAATTTTATCGACAATGATGTTGGGAACGACATGATTGAAGATTTCTTGCTGTGTATTGCTGGTGATGAGCATACTTCTTTGATGGGCGAGATCGAATTGATTTCCGGTGATTATACCCGGCAGTTCGCTGTTGAAAAAGGTCAAATTCAGGAAGCTGTCGGCATACGTTTGGTTAAGTTTGCTGCCAATGCAACAAACCCTGTATTGACTGTAACCGGGGGTACGCGTGATTGTATCGCTCTTAGTTCAAGAGCTTTGTGTTACGCTATGCCAAAACAATTTGAAATCAAAGTTCAAGAGCGTACTGACTTAATACAAACAAACCAAGTTCAGGTTAACTGGACTCTCGGCGCTGTTCGTACTGAGGGTGTTCTTGTTCAAAAAGTCCAAACTACTGACTAA